TTCTACTAATACTAGTAGAGCAGCATTTTCCATAACCTTAAATATAAGATTTTACTCTGCCGAAATCAAATCTTTCCTATAAAATTTACCTAGTATATTATCGTTCATGTATCTATCGTCTTCTAGAACGTTGTACTGAAATAAACATTTAGTTTCCCAATATGTTAATTCCTTTTTATTTCTACATAACATTAATACGTAACGTTTTAGTTCGTCCTTTGGTAATGACTTTACCTCAGTATTAGAACCATAGTAAGTTTTCCAATCGCTTTCTTTCACTACTACTTTTTTAGATGGTCTTTTACCTCTAGTAATAGGAATTTCAGCTAATTCTTTCTTACCTAATTTTTTATTAGTTGTGTGTTGAAATGCTTTTTTACCAATGTATGTACGTCCTGTTTTATTATGAACAGTCATATAGACATAACCATAATATTCATTAATATCAAATGTGGAATCGTTAATCATATCCTCTACCTCAGTAGCAGGACCTAAAACTTGAAACATAACTATTATTTATTTTTTTAAGTATCGTATTTAACTACAAACGTCATGTCAGTATAAGGTGACATTAAAATTGGTTTACCAAATTTAGCTACAGCTAATAACTCATTATTATCATTATATAAACCTAATGTTGTAGCATAAGGTGTAAAAAATGAGCCTGAAGGTAAAGTAGAGCCAGTGGCAAAACTTTTAAGGGTATTATCAATAGAACCTGTTAAAGTATATTCATCGCTTCCTAGCTTTTTAGTTATGTATTGGCTTCCAGATACAAGCAAAGTAGGATTATAAGATAAATTAAATTCAGTATTTTGAATAACACAACGCACTTCGTTTTCATAAACGAAATGTTCATTTTTAAATGATAATTGAAAAGATCCGCTATATTGTCCAGTAAATGCCATAATATTATCTTGGGTTACCTACAAAAGTGTCTACAACATAATTGTTACCAAAAGTTACTGTTGGATGTCCATCACCACCATATGTACCTACTGATTCAAGTGGATTTGGATCATTTATTACTGTTCGTATGTAAGGAGAAGCAGCATCTGGTGTGCCATTAATTCTGAATATTATTTCAGATACTTGGTAATCAAATGCTCTTGCTAGCTGGTATACTACTACATAGAATCTAGTACCTGTTGGAATACTTACTGTTGTTGTACCAGTAGAATTTAGTGTTTTACTTAATACATAACCACCACCACTAGGAGTATATATTTGAGTATAACCTATGTTACCTGGGTCTACTGTTAGGTTAACTGTAATTAATACATTTGGAGAAGCAGTTGTTGTTGGTGTTGCTGTAGTTGATGGTGTAAAGGTATTTGTTAATGTTTGGGTTAACGTTTGAGTTAATGTTTGAGTTAAAGTAAGGGTTGGTGTTTGTGTACTTGTTGGTGATGGAGAAGCATTTGGTGTAGCTGTTAATGTTTGGGTTGGAGTTGGTGTTGGAATATTAGAGACTGGTAATTCTAATGTTTTACTATTACAAGCAGGATTAGCATTAACAATAATAATTTTAGTTGGTGCTGGTACAATATCATATGTTCTACTTTGTTTTAAAGTTTGAGCATCCACATTAGTCTCAATCGGGACACTATTTGTAGTGTCCGCGTATATATTAAATGGACCTGGTGTGGTAGATAATGAACTTAATTGTACGAATATTGTTGCCAACTATAATGGTATTTTATATAAATATTTAATTTTCACGTCTTTCTTGGCCTGGGTAGTAGTATATTCTGTTATGGTTGATTGGAGATAATAATAGTACAGCTGGTTTTATTTTATTGTCTTTTTGTAGTTGAAATACATTGCTCATCCATGTTTGTTCCATTGGGTGTTGCCATGTAGTATCTAAGAATACTTTAGTATTGCCTGTTCGACCAAACCATAAAGGCCAGTTACAATAATGTACTTCACCCTCAATATATGATATATCATCAGATCTTTTAATAATATTATATTGGGTTCTAGGTGCATTTGGATCTAAACCTTGTGTAGGTAATTTTGGTTTTTTAGGAAAAAATTGTTCTCTAATATTTTGGGGAATATTATACCATGCCCATTGTGTTGCATTATCACCATAAACTTCTGTAAAATTTAATTTTAAATAATCATAACCTTCGTTATGGATTATTCTTAATGATTTTTCATACAAATCTTGTACATAGTTTCTAAAACCATTATAACAATAATAAGCTACTCTTTCATGTAATAACATATCATCCTCAAAAAATATATAATAATCAGCATCACTTTTATCAAAATGTTCGGCACACCATTGTCTACCACCACAAATTCCTATATTATCCTTTTTAATTTCTTCAAATCCATAATCATCACATAGCTGTGAGTATTCAATATCAGTATCTCTATTTGTTGAATTATTTAAAAGATACTTACTAGGTTTGTCTAAAAAGTTAGGATCACTTTTTTTAAAAGATTCTACTAAATGCTTAAATTGTTCGGGTGAGTTATAACCGACTACATATAAGTTTGTTTTTAGTTTTGAGAATGGTTTTTTAGTATCTTCAGCAGGTTTAAAATTCTTTAACATTTCAAAAAACGGCCATACTAAACCATTACCTTCAATTTCAAAAGGTTGTATTAATTCTGGGTGTTTATATGTTAGTATTGTAAATAAACATTCATCAGCACCCATATAACCACTATTAATAGTTGAATCTAAAACACTATAATATAAGGTATTTAATTGGTGGATATGTTCTTTAGAACCTCCCCAAAAACCACCTCTAGATATTTTATTTACAAAATCTACACCACAGTAACTAGCCATTTTCTTTCTTTCAAACCCATGTATTTCTTCATTACCATCATATGGGTATGTAATAAATGTAACTTTTTGAACACTATCAGTATATGATTCTAGGTTATTAAAAACATTATCGTGGTTAAAATAACCTTGATTTACAGTAGAAGATAAACCTCCATCACACCAATAAAAATATTGTGAATTAAATGGATTCATAATTGCAGAATCATTTACCATAAACATCTTACACATCATCATTGGGTTATAATATTCTAATGCGGCTTGTGGAGATTCAGGTAACCAACCTGCAAAATTAGACCAACTTGGATTAGTTCTTATTGATTGAAGTTGATTCCAAAATGGAAACCATGTTTTAAAATCATCTAATTCCTTAAAATATATTTGGGTAGGTTTATTACCTCTAATATCTTTTACCTCTTGTTCTAATTCACGTGGTATCCAAATACACATTTGTGCATCTGATTTTAGCAATTCAAAAAATTTATCTTTGTATTGTTGAAAGTCGCGTTTAGCCCACCCGTTAAGATCACCTCTTTTTAAATCCCAAAGTCCTGTTACTATGGTAATATTATCGTTCATAACACCTTATTTTTTAATTATAACTGATGTATAACTCCAATGTGGTTGAAGTTTATATATTTTACATTCTTTAATATTTTCTTCTAAATAAATGCATTCCTCTTCGGTTAAAAAATCAGATACAATCTTTCCTGTTTCTACAAAATTTTCTAACATATCTAATGTAGTTGTTTCACCACCCTCACTACGCCATATTGAATTAGGATCATTTTTAACACTTACACTAGTGTGTAAATCTTCTAAAACATAAATACCACCTGATTTTACTGATTTGAATATAGTAGCTAGAGTAATTTGTTGGTGGTCCATAATATGAGAACCATCATCCATAAAAACATCTAAATCATTATGTTTATTTGCAAAATTAATTAATGTTTCTTTTATACCTGAATTAATAGATTCTAGGGTAATTCTTGTTTTATCATGGAATTTATGATAATCTGCTGATATGTCTAAGCCAATGATTTCAGCGTTTTGAAAAAATTCTCTCCATATCATTATAGAGGCTCCTTCATGTACACCTAATTCTACAAATTTAGATATTGTATCTTTAATAGGAAAGAATAAATCTTGATAAATTTCATTAAAATAATTATGCCCATGGTGTTTATCAGTATGATATACTGTTGCTAAGTTTGATAAATTATCTCTATCAAGTTCTATCTTTATATTAAAAATATCATTGTGTATTAAATCTATAGTTCTGTTTGGTATTGTATTATAATAATAGGCATGGAAAATAAAATTGTCATCTTTATATCTCATCCAATTAAAAGATCTACTAGAAATAATTTTCATTTCATTTCTATATTCCTCATAATTTTCATACATTAAAGTTAATAATGTTTGATCCATCCACAATCTTTGTAAAAAATAACCTTCAGTTTCCTTATCATGTTCAGATATAATCAGATTTTTGACATTATTTGGTTTAGTAGTTTCACCTAATGTTATCCAATCTTTAAGAAATTTATTACCCCAAGCATTGTTACGAATTAAAAATACACCTGCATTCATTAAACTATGTTCACTATTGTCTTCAGCAGCAATAAAACTATATTCTTTATCAATAAATTGTTCAATTCTACCTTCAGTATCAGATATGATAGCATCTGTATCTAAAAATAAAACATAATCTGGGTTTAGTGTTTCAAATATTTCAAGAATAAGATGAGGTTTATACCAAGTTGGTGTTTTACCTTTTAAAGTTTCCCATATCTTATCATTATTCTTTTCTACAAAATACCCATAACCTTGTTCATCAGCATATTTTTTATTAATAACCTCAGCATAAGGTCCGTGTGTTAAATTTTCAGTATAATATTGAGCTATTACTATATTCATTTTTCTATTGTTAATAATACTCCGTCCTCATCATTTAAGATGTACTCCGTTGTAATAGATGATTTAATATTTGTGGTTGTTTTTTCATAAGAAATATTATTATTATTTAAAATATTTTCTATTTCAGTTACATTGTGTTGACAAGAGGTATTATGAAATAAATACATAGTTCCTTTTTCTTGTAAGGTACTATAATAATATAATAAGTATTGTTCTAATCTTGATGAATCTTCACTATTATATAAATTATATATAAATAAATTTTTAATAGAGTTTATACCAAAAGGCTTGTAACAAGCCGCTACAGGCAGTACTTGATATCCTGATCTAGTATAAGCGCCATAATATTCCCAATTATATGTATCTTTATCTAATCCATACCATATTTGTGTATTTGAATTTTCTCCGTCTATGGTATTAGTTTTTAAAGGTATAGTTGCATCTAAAGGATAATTTAAAATTACTTTACGTTGTACAGGCACATTATTATGATAAGCACTAATAATAAAATCAGCTAAATACATTCTTTTACCTGTAGAGTAATGAGTTGTTAATAGATTTTCACCTATAACATAAGTTGATGACATTAATTCTGTAGTTAGTAATTTAAAAGAATCACTATGGAATAAAGATGAATTAAAGATAGTCATATCTTCTAAATGATACTCACTTGTACCTTCAAGTGTTACAAATTCTTCACATGCTTTTTTACTAAAAAATATTCCACCCCCACCACCATATCCAGACCATGCTATATCTTGACCTTCTAATAATGGATATATACTCTCTAATGCATATGCATTTACATATGATCCATCATCTATACGTAAAATATAATCAAATTCTCTATTTTGTAAAGCCCATCTGATTGCTTCTCTTAAGCGCACAAACATATGAGATGGTTTATTGTCATTGTAGAGTTGATGATAGTCGTAGGAATCAGAACATGTTAAATGTAATACCTTATTTTTAGAATCAAATGACAATTCATTATTACCCCCATCAAAAAATATAACTTCATGACCTTTTTCTTCTACTCTAGGAACCCATGTATCCATACATGATAGTTTTCTAGTAAGATCAGCTCTATCAGTATAAACAGAAGAAGTCCCTGTATATATACCTTCACTTTTATATATTTTTGAGGTAAATGCTAGAAATAATATTTTCATTACTTATAATACTTTTTAAGTATGTTTAAAGGCACTGTATTAAATACTTCTTTATAAGGCATTATACCTAGGTATGAATTAAATACTATGGTGTTTAATCGGAGTTCAATGTCAGGATTTTCTATCTCAACAGTATTATTAAATTTATTTCCATTTATTTTTTCCAGTAAACTTAATAAATTATCTATAATAATTCCATTTGGAAATGCTACAACTACATTATTAACATCACTGTGTTTAATTAGTAAAAATTTAATTATCATTGGTATATCTTCTACGTCTAATAAATGTCTTATGTAATTTTTATTTATAGTAACGGGGGTATTATTAATTAAACTATTATAAAAATAATTAACTAATTGATTAGGATTAGTTGAATTACCAACTACATTAGGTAAACGTAAAATTAAATAATTAGTAGTATTATCTTCAATATATTTTTCCATATTTAATTTATGAGTTGTATATGGAGTTGGGCTATTTTTTTTAACGTCAATACTAACTGTACTAAAGTATATAAATTTCTTTTTGGTATTATCTGCTAGTGTGTTTTTTAACAGATCAAATTCTCGTTGAAATTCGCTTTCATTTATTTCACTTGAATTTGATACCCCAGCAGCAAATATACACAAATTAGTATGGTCTAAAAAACTATTATTAATAGTTGTTGCAATAAGTCCGTTTCCTATTATCATAAAATATATTTATATTGGTAAAAGCCCCTCAATTCTATCACACCAATCTTTTGATCTTGAGTGAGGCCATATAATCCATTTAGCTGGTTTGGTTGTAGTTTGGAATTCTCTCCATACTTTATAATAACCATCTAAATCATTCTTCATTGCTAATATCTCATTTTCATCAGCATCTCTTCTATGAAGTTCAAAACCATTAGCATCTTCAAAAGCAACAACCCAAAAATCATAATCATCTAAAGGTACTTGGTTAGGATAAATATCTATACAATGTTTAAATATTGATAAGAAAGAAGACTCATAGTGGAGTGGGCTTGTTATTACTGGGTTTGGTGCGAAATTATTTTGTATAGTAAATTCTTGTACAGATCTATCTCTAAAACGAATACCAGCATACGCTTCATATTGTTGCATAGTTCGCTCAGTACCAAAATCATATTTACCAAATTCAATATCACATCTACATTCAGAATCAATTGCAAATAATGCTCTATTCTTTTTATGAGCAGTATCATTTCTTCTTACCCACTCTTTATCATCATCCCATTGTTTAACTCTACCTCTACGAGTATATTCGTGCCAAGCAATAATTTTATGTGGGTGAAATAAATCATATCCCCAAG